TTGAGCGCGAATGCTATCTGCGCCTCCGTGAACTTGCTCGTCTTCATGGCATGTTTTCCATTTCAAATCGTGAAAATCATGCCGGATTCTCTACTTCTCAGCGGTACTGTTTCTTGGTGTAGGGTCACGCTCTCGCTCGGCTGGGAAGGCGCCGGCCTGGTCGACAAAGGCACCTACAAGGTGGACGAGCTGGAGCACACCGGCCCGCCGGATCGCCTGGTCATCCGCGCCCGCAGCGCCGACATGGAAGGCGGCCTCACCACCCGCCGCGAAGACTCCTACGCCGGCAAGACCGTCGCCGAAGTCGTCCAGGCCATCGCGCTGCGCAACAAGTTCACCTGGCTGGTGGGCAAGAAGCTGGCCGGCCAGGTCATCACCCACGTCGACCAGACCGGCGAGTCAGACGCCAACTTCCTCTCGCGCCTGGCGAAAGAGTTCGACGCCATTGCCACCGTCAAAAACGGCACGCTGCTGTTCATCCCCGCCGGCGAGCCGACCAGCGGGTCGGGCCTGCCGCTGCCTACGGTGAACATCACCCGCGCGTCGGGCGATACGCACACCTTCAGCGTTGCTGATCGGGAGAATTACAACGGCGTGAAAGCGCACTACCAGGACACGCGCGCAGGCGTGCGCGGCGAGGTGGTCATCGACGCTTCCAACGCCATGGCTACAAAAGAGCAGCGGACCGCCAAGGGGAAAAAGAAGAAGCAGGAGACCGTCCAGGCCAACCCGAACCCGGACAACGTGAAGATGCTGCGGCATACGTACGCCTCACGTTCCAACGCAGAGCGCGCGGCGCGGGCCGAGTGGCAGAAGATTCAGCGCGGGGTGGCGACGTTCAACATCACGCTGGCGCGTGGGCGTGCTGAGTTATTTCCGTCTTTACACGCGAAGGTGAGCGGGTGGAAGGCGCAGATTGATGGGACAGGCTGGTCGGTTGGGCGTGTCGTTCACAGCCTCAGCGACCTCGGTTTCACAACGGCTTTGGAACTTAACATCGCGCCCGAAATGGTTGCCAACCTGAAATAGCGAAAACGGGTTAACAGCCGTCATGCTCATTCATGTATTGGTCGCACTGCACCTATCAGCGGCCCCTTTCAGACCCGGTCAGGGCCCGGCTTTCGCGCTACTGTACTGGTTGAGTTTGCCTCATGCCGCGCGCGGGCCTTAGCCTGAGCGATTAGCTGGTCTACCTCCGCGATCAACCTTTCGACCCGGCTAGTATGATCGTTGATAAGCGGCGTGCTGTAGCTTGCCTCGCCGTGAACCAAAGAGTTCCGAAACATTTGTTCGTCTGCAATACGGTTTCCAATCTCTGCGGGGAATATCTTGCTGTTACGCCACAAGCTTTGTTTCTGCTTTTGTTGACTGGCCAGCTCTGTGTACTGCACGTATATCTGAGCTCGCTGCTCCAGCTTGACCCAAGTAGCTAAATAGCGCTCGAGTGCTTCACTTCGCGAACGAGAGTTCTGATCGTACGGAGATTCCAAATGCGCGTTATACAACACCCGCTCAAGATTCTTGTACCGCCCAGGTTCCTCAGCCAGGATTTGGTCGATAATCTGCTCCGCCAAGGGCCTGCGTTCAAGATCCGCATGAAGAGTGGAAATGTACTGTGCGACCTTATCTGGCTTATTGAGGTTTAGTTCTTTCAGCAATTGGAACAGGATATCCACTCGTCCAACTGCTTCTGGTTGAACGTCGAGGCCGGCAAACTTGCCGCGTGACAGATCCAACAGCGCCGACGCAAGATCGTAGTGGCTTAGGAAATCCCTGCCCTGCTCAGAAACGCGGCGCTCTCCCGCCTTCTGCAGCCTTTCCAAGGCAATCTCGCCTGCGAGTACAAGGCCGTTAAGCTCATCCAAAATCGCATGCTCCTCCTCCGACAGCAATCCGGCCAAGGGCTTGTAAACGAGATCGTGCTCTACCTCTGACCAAGCGTGCATAAGCACAGAGGCGACCTGGATTTCAATGGTGGCCTCGATGTAACGCTTCTGGGACTCATTGACTAGATCTTCTCGCAACCTCACTCGATAGTGGGTAGCCAAATAGCCGGAGAATCGTTTCTTATAAGACGGAGCCTTTTTGGCCTTATTGCTGTCCGCCGGCGGCGGACCCGGGAAGCTCTTCGGCTCTCCGAGGGCATTAAATTGCGTCGCAATAATTTTCCCAACTTCCTCGCGTTCGGCCGGGAAGTACAGCGCAACCCGAACGCCTGCCAGATCGACAATATCCTCGAATATCTCGTCAATGGATGAGTACCGCTTTGCCGCATGTCGCTGTCGGATCTTTGCTTCGAGGCGAGTAGGGTTCTTTGCGCGGGATGTCACGATAGACCGTATACCCGAGGTTTGCAGCTTGGCATCCAGCATCTGCGCGCAGATCCGGCAGGCTTGCTCATAGAAGTCGTACTCTTTGCGATACCGAGCAACGAACTGCGCGATCAAATCCAAAATTCTTCCCCGAGTAGTCTGACCCTTCGCGTCATGGGCCAATGGCTCTGATTAACTAGACGATTTTGCAGTAAGGCCAGCAAATCAAGCACCACTACTAAATGTCTACTACTTCGGTGGGGTATCTCGGAACATCGCCCCTCCTCTGCAGCTACTCCTGACCGTGTTAGCCTCCGAGCAAACAAATGCAACGCATGGGGTAGAGGGCACAGTAATGACACAAGAAGCACCGTCACTGATCGATCGACTCGCTAAGCTCCTCGGTATCGCAGCATCGGCTTGTCTGGCTGCTTCGCTGGTCTACGACTGGGGTTATTACTACGTATTGGATTTGTCGTTTTCCGATGTTCCAACATCCCTTTCGGACCATACTAGAACTGCATTCAACTGGATTCCCAAGACGGCTTTCTTTTGGTGCATAGGCGTCATAATCGGCCTCTACCTTCAGCGGCATGATCGATCGAAACAACCCGGTGACACGCAGACCGAAAAACGACCTTCGTCGTTCTTCGCGCGTTGGCTAACGCCTTCCTTATTCTTGCTCTACTGCTGGCTCCTGTGGCTCGCTCTGCTAATTCTCTTGGGAGAGAAGTTCCTTGCCGTCTGGGGGTGGACTTCAATCTTTCTATGGCCTGCAATCGCTGCACGAATTCTTGCCGTCCCGCACGTAATTGAACGCCTGCCTGGATGGGCACCGCAAGTCTTAACGACGGTGCCTGCACTGTTCATCTTTGCATGGCTTTCCGGCTACACCTCGGCCACTTCCGCCATCAGCCGTGCGCCGACAACAGAGCTCAAACTTGTCGGGGCTCCCGTCCAGCACGTGACAGTCCTGCGCTACTTGGAACGAGGGGTCATCTTTAGATCCGCAACGGGAGCTTTGCAGTTCAAGCAGTGGGCTGCAGTCGAAACAGTTGAGCACCCCTCTGACACATCACCATGGAAGGGCGTAGTTTGCGAATGGTTTGGGAAGACATGCAATGCATACCTCCGGGCGGGCAGCACTGTGAATGCGCCCCCACGGGTGACACCCTAGGCAGACGCATTTCAAGGATGAACTGTGAAACAACAACTAGGAATCTTCGCCTCCGATCAAGTCGATCTTCATGGGACATGCATCCCCGCCTCAGAACTGATGGCGGCTGAGGAGCGGGCACGGCAGGCTGCACGTGAGCGAGGACTTCCGCCCGGCGTTCCCACACACGTTCAGCACGACCTGCACCGACCCATTGGCTGGAGCCAGGTTCTAGGGCATCTGATTGATGGCGCAATGGTCCGCTCCATCTGTCTGCTGAACAAGGTTGAGACTGATGAAGAGAAGGCAGCCCTTGCCGAGCTAGGTGCGGAGTTCTGGCGACGTCACCATCACGACGGAAAGGAATCCATTCGGGATGAGTTGTCCGAACGTGTCGCGCCTGCATCTCTCCAAGGCGCGACCTATCATCAGTTGGAGGCCTACGCGGTCGCCCGGTCGGGCCTCGCTGCAGAACTCTATCCCGAGCTATTCGATATCTCCAGCGAGTTTGTCGACAAGGACGGACTAACTGACTATCGTGCGCTCGCCACGCGCATGAAGCGTCTCCAGCCTGGGGTCTTTCTCGATCAGCAACGCGGCCTAGTCCTGTTCGCGCACAGATTCTTCAGACGAAGCCTGTCCCACCTAAACAAGTTGAACGATTATTTCCTCGCCAGCTTTGACACGACCGCGAAGGAAAACGGCTTGAACCCGCGCCTTCGGCTAGACCCGGATTTGTTGGGGCATGCGCAAACCGTGCAGCATTTGATGGAGCGGGAATATTGGCACGGGCCGAAGTTCTGCGACGACGTTGCAGCGATACCGCCCGGCGCGTCAGAACACAAGTCCTCCGAGCGAGTTCGCTTCTATGAGGGCGTCCACAAAACGCATTTCTGGTGGAAGAAGCCAGAGGCGCGAGATCAAGGAGGGGCCGAAGTGGACTATCGGACCTTCGAGGTTGAGGAGTTGATCGAGAACGTCTCAGGCGGTTTGTTAGATGAGCGCTACGGCTGCCGCTATGCCCACGCAGAGTTCTCGCCTGCTGTATCGGCGATCACGCATTTCGACGGTGCCATCCGCGCCTACCCGGCTGAGGCCTATCTAGAGCGCATCGACAAGACGATCGATCGCGCTGGAAAGCACTCCGAGTACACGAAGCTCTTCCGCTTCGATGGTCCTTTGCCCGTACAACGCTGGAAGCGGCTGCTCAGCGACTTCTACAGGGGGAATCCGCTCATTCCAGAATACCTTGGCGGAGACGGCCGGGAGGCCGAGACTGAAAATGATCCTATTGTTCCAGTAGATACCGAGTCGACACGCCGACAGAATTCTGCAGGCGAAGAGCTCTGCGCGTTCATCAGCCTCGACCATGAGGCAGTGGATCAGACGCTCGTCATTCACACGCAATGTGCGCTGGTTGGCGATGGTTTGGAGATTCAGGCTGCGGAGACGGGGGGCGGAGCCATCGACGCCTTCCTGCGCTCTAATGTCGACCTCGCGAACGTAGCCACGCTATTCGCAACCGACGGTGTGCTTCATTTGGCCCGGATCTCCTTTGGCGCGACAGAGGCCTTGTCGGAGAACATGCGGCTGATCCTCGATGGTTTAGCGAAAGCCCTTGCGAAAGATGCGGTCGATCTTGCTCTGCGGAAGGTTTCCGTGGCCGTATCCTGGCCAGTTGACGGACTTAATGTCACTCTCAGCATGCGTGGCTCGCCCGAAGACATAGAGACTGTCCTTAGCAGCCTGCTTACAGTGATCGATCCACTGAACGCCCCTTCGACATGGATTGAGCCACTTTCAGATGTTGTTCGGAGACTTTCCCCGCAACATACGCCGACTAGTAATTTATGGAATGTCTTAGAAGGCGCACTGGTCTATAGGCGCTCTGATGACGTTGAACAGGTGGTCCAGCTTACCCCGCAGTTGGTAGAGCAGTTGCGAGCAGAAGGCCTATTGCCTGACCGAGCGAATGACGCTGACGCCGAGAGTGAGGGGTGATCGTCTAATCTCCCAATGGTGATTTCCTGACGAGTGACAGTCCCCGGACAGAAGCCGCCCCTCAATCGCAAATCATCGTTGCGAAGGCTCCCCCATCCTTCAAGTTCGCCCACCCCCGCACTAAGCTCAACGTCTAACGCGTTGCCACACTCGTTGACCCACAGCCCCGCCACCGCGCCGTAGCCTCTCCAAGCGGCCCGCGCGCCGCTGTGGGAGATACGTAAGTGAGCAACAAGACAAACATCAAGCAGAGCATTTCCGCCGGCAATGGCAACGTGCAAATCGGCCAGGTCATCCTATGCGGGTCGGCCGCCCATTCACACTGCCCCACTCCGCCGGCGCCAGCCAAAGAACGCATGACCATCGAGCAGCGGGCAGAACTCACTCACATCGCATTGCAGATCGAATTGGCGGAGGAAGGTGCCGTAGACGCCGGCACCGTTTGGAAGGCCCTTTGCAACCACCTCAACGGGCGCGGCCTGGAGGATGTGCAAGACAACACCGAGTTGTCGCACGAGCAGTATTGGGCAGCTCGGTCTTACCTGGACGGCTGGTTAGCCTGCGCCCGTGGCAAAAGCCTGCCGCGTACCGGCATGATTCGGGAGATCATGCGGATGTGGGGTATTCGGGGCGGGTTGCGGGCGGCCACAATGGAATTTTGCAAGGAACGGTTCCGCAAAAATTCGCTTGGAGACCTGACGGAACATCAACTTCGCGCCACACTATGGGTCGCGGTCGCAGACTGGCGTGATTACTGGGCTTTGGAAACCGAGACTCGCAACTCGATATCGCCATGACTCAAAAATCAAATACTGAACGCGGCAAAGATCGGATGTGGCGGGCCATTGTCGCTTTCACCAAACGTCTGGAAAAGGTGCCCGGTTGGCGCAGGTGGAAATCGGCGCACTTTGCGCGAGTGATGTATGCCGACGACGAACTGTTCCCGGATCGGCCAGAGGTTTTTGAGTTCCCCGCCCCGATCGATAAGCAACATGAGATCGTTTTGCAGTATCTGGGGCTCATTGAGGCCGTGGATCTGGTCAAGTCTTGCGAATACTACTTCCGCCGGTACCCCTTCCGTGGCTTGCCAATAGCCCGGCATGAGCACATTGCGAATATCTGCGAGATGTACTTCGGTAGGTTCTACGAGTTCAAGGAACGCCTCAAAAAGTTCACAAAGGCGATCGCCGTCGTCGAACCCAATCACGGTCTTGATTTCGGCAGACTTATTAAGCAGTTTGAGAGGGAGTTCGATTCAGAACTTCGTGCTCGGAACCAAGTTCACCATCACCAACGATTTTCAGACCTGGCCATCGAGCAGGTCTATATAACAAGCGTCGCGTCGCAGATTCGCGTAGGAATGGGATGGGGAGATGAGCACCTTGCCGCGTACAGGAAGACAGCGAAAGAGTGGGCGCACCGGGCCAAAGAACGAGGCAGACGCTTGGACGATTTCCTTGAAGCGATTGCAGAAGCGACGTGCGTCTGCTGCGGCTTCATCAGCGAATTGGCGCCGCTTCCTGCACCGACAGGCAAGCCATAGTGCAGGAGCGCCCCAGACCATGGGAAGCAGTTGCTTCTGCTGCAAGGGACTGCCCCAGCAATGTCGGATCTCTTCAGTAAGCACCCCGCACTGAGCGGGGCGCCACGTTCCTACCCCTTCGGCCCACACCCCTTCAACATCGGGCTACCCACAATCCGCCCATCCCCTTGGCACACCCAAGCCACCTTCGCCCCCTTCTTCAGCGAAGCCGCCATTGCCGCATGCCGATCGTCCAGATACGCATGCACCGCCATGAACGGATTGCCAGACGCGAGCTTCACCACGATGCTGTCGGTGAAGTCCTTGTCGATGCTTTGCACCGTGCCGGTCACCAGTAGGCTCTTGCCCTTGTACTTTTGATCGGCCGCCACCTCGTTGTCGTCGTACGCGCGGAACAGCGCTTCCGCCTTGACTGGCAACGGTAGCTCGGCCGCTTCTGCGCTCTCGATCGCGCTACCGGCTGTAGTCACGCTGCCTGACTTCGGTTTCGGATCAGTCAGGTCACTCAGCACGCCGATGACGATGGCGACAAACGCAAGACCAAACAGCCACTTCACTACTTTCATTACTGCTCCTTTCTACCTTCCCGTCTGTGTGGATTGATAAAAAGGCTGTATGCCGCCCCCCGCGGCTACTGCTCTATTGCTCTATTTGAAATCTCTTATATTGGTCTAGGCGACGACAAAACCGGATGTTTAAGCCAGAGGTTATGCCATCGAACTCAAAATATTCCAGAATATATAAATGGGCGCCATCCGCTTATCTTATCGTTCTTCTTTAATATTAATGGAGCGTTATCAACTTGCTTTATCAAAACAACGCTTTTTGTGAGCGACTCATAGATGACAAAGGTCCCAGAAACGAAGCCAACATAGAACAGCGGACGACTCTCACTGGCTACTAGCGAGGAAGCAACCCCCGCCTTTTCTACGATTATGCGACCACGCCCTTCCTTTATGCTGTTGGCTCTCTCTTCCCCCGCCGTAATAACGCAGAACGGAAAAAATACCACAACCAAAATAAATAACGTTTGCCGAAGATTCCCGGTAACGTATCGATTTAGGCCGAGACCAATAAACCCCACCACACTAAGCGGCAGGAATAACAATGCGGCAATGAGCCATCGCTCAGGGAAATCAAATAGCCAAATCGAAATAAAACCAAGGCAAGAAAATATAAAAACAATCCGGCCTTTGCTTTTTCTAATCCACTGCACCGAATCGGACTGACCACCCGCCCCAACTCCACTGTTCATGAGCGAAAACCGTACGCTGTGGAGAACCAATCCGGCTGCCGCGGAGGCACCTAACACCGCTAACGGATGAATCGCCATTTTCGCGAAATCAGTCAGATTTGCGTATTCGAATATGTTGATCCCGAATCGTCCCCAGAAGGCCATCAGATAGCACGCTGACAGCGCCAAGCAATACCCAACAACCGCTGTAACGACCGGAATCTTTCCTTCAATCTTCACGTCCCCCCCTTTCTTTTGCTGTATCAAGGCTCAACTGCGGCAGGCAGATATGAGCCTGAAGTGCTAGTTGCTATCGACCTTTTTTCTTGGACCTCGAAAGTTCGGTCGCGCCCGCCACCTGAACGTTATTGGAACCGCCAACAATGATTTGAGAGCGCTTGCCCGCTTTCAGAGGCTGGGCCTCACTGGCTCCGGCTGAAAGCCCACCGATCAGCGCAAGCACACCCGCGCGACCGCGAGCATCGAGTTGCCGATAGCCAGCGACCACCGCGTCCTCCTCTGCCGACATCAGGGAAGTCATGTGCCTCCCCGTCACGATGTAGAGAACGTCGGCGCCGTACGCGCCCCAGCCGGCCAGGGACAGAATCCCTGGCTCTCGCTCCCCCGATTCGTAGTTTGAATATGTCCGTAAGGCCACGCCGCCGAGGTGGGCCATTTGAGTTTGGGACAACCCCAGCCGCACCCGCTCGCGCGCAAGCCGGACACCGAATTGCAACATTGTGCTGTCCATAGCCCATCTATGCACGTTCGTGCATATCATTAGCTTCCATATGCAAGATTCTCTTTCACGAGTATATCGACCATGCCCCGTGGAAATGTCGCTAAACGTCGCGCGCCAATTGGTGTCGTGACCGACAAGCCCGTCTATATCCGCCTTCGGCCCGAGGAGCTTCAGAAGTTCAAAGCGCGCGCCGCCACTGAAGGCCGGTCCCTCGGCAACATGGGCCGCGTTCTCATCCTCAGCGCGCTGGCCCAGCCGAGCCCCAACAAGCTTATGCAAGCCGTGCCGCAACGGCACGCAACTTCCGTTGTCGAGGATTGATCATGCATACCCAACACCGAATAGAACACGCCCTGCGTCGCAAGCTCTCTGGCCCCACCCGCCAAGACGTGCAGCAGACCATGGGCTGGGACAAAGGCGCCATGAGCCGCTTCCTGAGCGGCGAGCAAGGCGTGCTGATCGACAAGCTGGATACGCTGGTTGGCGTGTGCGGCTATGTGCTGGTCACGCGCAAGTACATGGATGCCGTGGCCACGCTGGGCGAGGTGGGCATGTTTTGCGAGTGCGCGCGTCAAGGCCACGGCGAGTGCGGGCGGCCGCAAGGGGGTGCGAAATGAAACACCTCTGCCCGCACTGCGGCACCCGCCTGCACATCCGCACAAGCCGCGCTGTTTCGCTCACCTCGCGCGAGCTTTACGTGCGCTGCCCTGAAGAGCACTGTGCTTATACCGGCAAGGCCATCTTGTCGATCATCAGCACCATCGCGCCCAGCATCAACCCCAACCCGCTGGCCTACCTGCCCGTTGGCCGCACGCGTGTGCTGCCCAACGGCACCGGCCAATTGAGCCTGCTGCCCGAATAGGCGCCAGCGGCTCCAGTTACCCCCTTCCCCTCGCATCCGCTTTGGCACGCTCCCCGCCCGGGGTGCGGGGGGCTTTTTTTGCCCATTTTTCCGAGGCCCGTATGCAAAACAACGCTGTCTTGACCTTTGAAGACGTCGACTTCGATGTGGTCGACGTACGAAACATGCCGTGGTTGAGGGGTTACCAGATTGGTAATGCCTTGGACTACTCCGACGGCGCCGTAGCCGTCTCAAAACTGTTCGAGCGCAACGCCGACGAGTTCACGGAAGAGATGACCCAATTGGTCGAACTGAATACCGCCGGCGGCCGCCAGCAAGTGCGCATCTTCAGCCCGCGCGGCTGCTACCTGCTCGGCATGCTGGCGCGCACCGAGCGCGCCAAGGCGTTCCGCCGCTGGGTTCTCGACGTGTTGGAAGGCCGCCTTGTGCCGCAAGAGACAGGCCGCATGACGGTGCCGCAGCGGCTGGCGGCGTTGCGTTATCGCGGCTCGCTGGTCAAAGAGCTTGCCAACGCCCGCACGGCTTCGCTGGCGGTCGAGCTATATGCCAACCTGCAGCAGGTTTCCCGGCTGCTGGGCATGCAAGCGCAGCCCATTGGCGTACTTGCGCCCGTCGCGCGGCAGAACAGCCTGCAGGGCATTGAGTAAGGGGGCGGCGATGTCGATCACTACCTCGCTCCTCACCGCCACATGCGTCGACGTGCGGCCCGTGCGTTTCCGACGCACCCTCGATTGCAGGCAAGTCTTCGCCACGCAGGAGGTCATCGTCTCCCTCGATGACGGCAGCAGATTCGAGCTTTGCATCCACCTGAACGATGGTGTTGCGTCCCTAGCCACCGGCAAATCCGTCGTATACCCCGCGCTCGAAGAGGTGCCGGCATGAAAACCTACCTCGTCCGCGTTGCCGCAGGCGGCCGTCGGCTGTCCTTCCACGCCATCGCCGCATCAAGCACTGAAGCACTGATGGCCGTAATGCGCACGACTGAAGCGCTCGGCCTGGCCGCCCGCGCCGGCTCGGCCCGCCTGGTTGGGAGGCCCGCATGAACGTCCTGCAGCTCGTTGCCATGTTCGCCACCCTCGCCGTGCAGGCCGCTGCCGTGGGCGTGCTCTTCGCCTGGCGAAGCAAGAACGACCCGATCGTCAACGCCTACACCGCGCGGCCGAAGCGCTTCAACAGCGTTGTACGCGTGCTGCTGTGGGTGGCCGTGGTGTGCATCGGCGGCGGTGTTGTTGCCACGGGCCTGATGGCCTACGGCGTGTTGGTGGAGGCCGCGTAATGCTTGCCCTCGTCAATCTCTGGATGCTGCTCACGGCCTTCGTTTCCGTGGCGCTGCTCAACTACAGCGCTAACACGCAGCGCTGGGGCGCGCTGGTTGGCCTGCTTGGCCAGCCGGCGTGGCTGTACCTCACGCACGTGACTGGCGAGGCGGGCATGTTCACCGCATCGGTGTTCTTTGTCGTCTGCTACGGGCGTGGCGTGTGGCTCGGCTTCCTGTCCAGGAGCGCCCGCCATGCCTGACCCGGTCGTTACCGATGTGGACGTGCGCCGGATGCACCGCTTCCTGCGCCTGACCACCCCATACGACGCCATGCCGCCACCGCTGCGCGCCGCCGTTGTCGCCGCAGCCAAGGCGATGGCAACGGTGCGCGAGCGGCGCCGCACCCACCGCACAACTGTCGACCTCAAGCGCCGCGCCGCCGGTGATCTGGACGACTGACGTGCACCACAAGAAAGGACATGACTCTACTCATTCTGGCTGCGCTCTGGTTTGCCTCTGGCGCAGCGTCATTCATCTACTGGTGGACGCGCAAGTACGACCTCCAGTCCACCGATCTGCCACTCGTTCTTCTCAACGGGATCAATGGGCCGCTGGCCTTTCTGATCGGCATGAGCATGCACGCTGATCGAAAAGGGCCTCGCATCCTGATCCGGAAACGGAAGTAAACACCATGAGCGCAAACATCCTGCGCCAAAGGCGCCCGTCACATCCGCCAGCCGCACGCTTTGCTGTGGTCTCCAACCCCGGAACCTTGTTCCAGCGCATTGAGGACTATGCGTCGACTCTTGCCGGAGCCCAAGAGTGCGTGAGTTGCTACGACGTTCCGGTCGACGTGATGCTCATCACGCCTTCCGGCGAGCTGACGACCGAGTTCTGACCCACTTCCCTGATCGCAATGAACCTCGACCTCTCCTCCGCCATTGCGTCGCGCCTGGTGCACGACTACGGCTTCAAGGAACGATCGAACAAGCTGGAGAACGGCACCTGCCCCTCCTGCAGCAAACGCTCGCTGTGGGCCTTTGCAGACGCGCCCTGGGTCGTCCGCTGCAACCGGCTGAACAACTGCGCGGCCGAGTACCACGCCAAGGAGTTGTACCCCGATCTTTTCGCCTCATGGAGCGACCGCTACGTCAAAACACCGGAAGCGCCCAACGCTGCAGCCGATGCCTACATGCGCGATGCACGCGGCTTTGACCTGGCGCGCGTCGCCGGCTGGTACACGCAAGAAAGCTACTACAGCCACGAGCTCAAGATCGGCAGCGCCACCGTGCGCTTCCCCTTGAGCGAGGGCCGGTATTGGGAACGCATCATCGACCAGCCCGAACGCTTTGGCGACCGCAAGGCCACCTTCAGCGGCTCATACGCGGGCACTTGGTGGCAACCACCCAACCTGCCGGCGCAACCAAAGGAGCTCTGGCTGGTGGAGGGCATCTTTGATGCCATCGCCCTCATGCATCATGACGTGGCCGCCGTGGCCACGTTCTCCTGCTCGCACTACCCGACCGCCGCACTGGCTGCGCTGGCCGATCAATGCGCCGCCGGCGGCCACCGGCGCCCGCATCTGGTGTTCGCCCTGGACAACGACCCAGCCGGCCGGCGCTACGCACTCAAGCACATCGAGCGCGCCCGCGACGATGGCTGGTCAGCATCGGCCGCGCTGCCTAAGCAGGCCGGCAAGACGAAGCTCGACTGGAACGAGCTGCATGTGCGCGACCGGCTTTCCAAGCGGGACCTGGACGAATATCGCTACCTGGGCGATCTCTTCACCGCCGCCACGCCATCGGACAAGGCTCGCTTGATGTACCGCCGCACAGGCGATGCGAAGTTCCCGTTTGAGCATCGCAACCGGCTGTACTCGTTCAAGCTCGACCTCGACGCCTTCCAGCGCGAAAGCACCACGGTGCGCGAGGTGCACGAAGACATGGCCGAAGACGAGGTGCGCGAGCACGCCCTGCAGCGCGCCTGCATCGTGCAGCCCATCGCCAACTGTCTGCCCACGGCGCTCTACTACCAGGCCAGCCCGCAGACAGACGAGTCCTGGTACTACTTCCGCGTGGCCTTCCCGCACGATGGCCAGCCCATCAAGGCGACATTCACGAGCGCGCAAATCGCCAGCAGCAGCGAGTTCAAAAAGCGCCTGCTGGGCGTGGCGCCAGGCGCCATGTACACCGGGACCGGCCAGCAGCTCGATGAGTACCTGGAGAAGCAGCTCGCCCACATCCCCACGGTGCAGACCATCGACTTTTTGGGCTACACGAAGGAATACGGCTGCTATGTCTACGGCGACGTGGCGGTGAAAGGCGGCAAGCTGTTCCGGCTCAACGATGAAGACTTCTTCGACATCGGCAAGCTCTCGGTCAAAACCATCAGCCAGGCTGCGACGCTGTCCCTCTCCACCGACGTGCAGGGCATGCAGACGACCTGGTTGCCGCTGCTCTGGCAGGCCTTCGGCGCCAAAGGCCTGGCCGCGCTGGCGTTCTGGTTCGGTAGCCTGTTCGCAGAACAGATCCGCCAGGAGCACAAGAGCTACCCCTTCCTGGAGCTGGTGGGCGAACCCGGCGCCGGCAAGACCACGCTCATTGAGTTTCTGTGGAAGCTCTGCGGCCGGCGCGACTACGAAGGCTTCGACCCGAGCAAGTCATCGCTGGCAGCCCGGGCCCGGAACTTCGCCCAGGTGGCCAACCTGCCCGTTGTGCTCATCGAGGGCGACCGCGGCGACGAAGGCGCCAAGCAACGCGGCTTCGATTGGGACGAGCTGAAGACCGCCTACAACGGCCGCAGCACCCGCGCACGCGGCATGAAGAACGGCGGCAACGAAACGTATGAGCCGCCCTTCCGTGGCGCCATCGTCATCAGCCAAAACGCTGAAGTCAGCGCCAGCGACGCCGTGCTGCAGCGGATCGTCCACATCTACTGCGACCGCTCGGCACAAACGTCAGCAACGCGGGCCGCAGCCGAAGCGCTCGAGCGCATCCCCGTGGAGGATGTGTCGGCCTTCCTGCTGGCCACCGTCATGGCCGAGTCGAAAGTGCTGGAGACCTTCGCCGCCCGGGTGGGCGTTCACGAACAGGCCTTGATGGCCCGCCCAGACATTAAGACCGTGCGTATCGCCAAGAACCACGCGCAAATCATGGCCATGGTCGACAGCATGCGCCACGTGCTGCCGCTCACCGACGAGCAGCACGCCGCCGCGCTGGACGAGCTGGGCCGCATGGCCGCAGCGCGACAGCAGGCGATCAGCGCGGATCACAAGCACGTGCAGCAGTTCTGGGAGGTCTACGAGTACATCGAGTCAGCCGACGACGACCGCCCGATCCTCAACCACGCGCGCGGCGACGGCCTCATCGCCATCAACCTGCAGCACATGGAACAAGTCGCCGGCGAGCGCCGCATCGAGCTGCCCCCGATCGCGGACCTCAAGCGAGTGCTCAAGACCTCGCGCCAACGCAAGTTTGTCGACATCCGCGCCGTCAACAGCGCGATCAATGCCCACTTCAACCGTGAATACATCATGCAGCCCAAGCGGCCGGAGACGGTGAAGTGTTGGGTGTTTGAATGCAATACGAAGGGAGCCAAAACATGACCACCATGACCCCATTTGCAGTAAGCAACGTCACGCCGGAAGATTTTGCCCGCCTGCTGTCAGACCTACGCAACGTCCTGCAGGCCGTGCCGGTATCGGATCAACTTTGGGATGCCGCAGCCATTGGCAATTGGATGGGCCTGTCGCCCGACACCGTTGCGGATGCGGTGGTGGTGCGCGAAGGCTTCCCTGCGCCTGTGCAGCCGACCGACGCCCGCCATGGCAAACGGCTGTGGTTTGCCGACGAGGTCATCCAGTGGGCGCGAGCCAATCGCGGCCGGCTGCCCAAAGGACGCGGCCGCCCGCGCCGCGCCTAA